ATAATACGAGGAACTCCTGCCGTAGCGTTCGCATTCGCAGTACCTGCAGAGTGGAAAGTATTCAAAGTGAGCTGAGTTGTTGGCTCACCTACCGACTGGGCTGCTAGAGTACCTACCATCTCGCCAGGATGGACGCGGGACTTCATGTACCGGAAATGAATGTCCTTCAGCATCTCGTCAAACAGTGCCTTTGTGAGTCGCATCTTGAGAATAGACTTCTTGGGGGCAAAGTGGAAGCGGAGCATGATATGGAACACCTTGTTGTGCGAGATCCATGACTCAGAGCAGAACTTGGTGAGTTCGTCTACGACATACACTGGCGTCAGATCAGTCTTGACTGAATAGTTGTTCTGGTACTTGTCCACGATACGACCGAAATGGACTGGCGTAACTACCGTATCTCCACGCTTGTACCGGAACACGTTACGCACAAGCATATCGCGATCCTCGATGATCTGATCGACCATATCGTGGAACTCCTGGACATCACCCTTCACGACAGCCCGAATATCGTCAGCGGAAATCGCGAAGTCGCGGAAGATCTGTTCCAGCGTCATCTGAGCAAGCAGGCACTCCTGCTTCTCTACGCACGTAGCATCAATCCCATCACCGCCGTAATGAAACTGGACGATGGCGCCGTTCACGTTACGTACCGTTCCGTCATACTCTACGTGAATATCTTCCATAGTCTTCACGAGTCGGCGCTGGATATAACCTGAATCTGACGTCTTGACGGCTGTATCAATGAGACCTTCGCGGCCACCCATAGCGTGGAAGAAGAACTCTGCAGGTCGGACACCGCCAATAAAGCTAGACTCTACGAACCCACGGGATTCCAGACCATCATCATACCTGCTGAAATGAGGCAGGGTACGATCTTGTAACGTATACTGAATACGCTTACCAGCTACGTTCTGCTGAGACAGAAGTGCCATCATCTGACCAATATTCAAATCAGAACCCTTGGCGCCAGACTTTACCATCTGCGACATTCGGTTATCTTTATCAAGCGTGGACATCACGCGAGCATAAACAGTTCCAGTCGTCTCGCCAATAACCTTTACGATACGGTTCTCCAACTCCTCACCGTTATCACGACCATCGGCGTTCGTGAACGTCCCCGAATGGACGGAAGACATGATATCCGCAACCTTCTGCTTGCAATCAGCAATCGTCTTCTTCACGAACTCGTCTGTCTCAGCGTTGACGATAAGATCCGAAGGACCTACCGAGAAACCAGAGAACAAATTGTACTTTGTGACAATGTTCTGGATATCGTTAATGAACTGGCCGGCACGCTGAGGACCGAAATCGTTGAAGATGACGTGAATAGCACCTGCCGACGCGGCACCGTATGCTCCCTTACCCATAATACCCTTGGTCAGCACACCGTCCACAACTGTCGCTTGACCAGATAGATTCATCAAAGGGAATGTCGTAGACATCATCTCCTTGCCGGTAATCATCCGATCCTTGCGGCGGTACGATGACAGAGGCTTTTTCATACGAGCCATGATATTCATCGCAATATGCTCCGGCACTTCCACAGTATCCTGCGATACACGGTATGAACCCGTAAGAGTATCCTGAATAATCTGGATAATTGGCGAGCTAGTACGCGGTGAAATGATCTGGCGAAGTACCGTTGCGAGATACTTCAGCTCGGTGGCCGAAGCAATGCTCTGCGGCACGTGCATGTTCATCTCATCACCATCAAAATCAGCATTGTAAGGCTTGGTGGCACTAACGTTGAGACGGAAGGTAGAGAAGGGTAGCACACGCACGCGATGGCACTCCATTGAAGCCTTGTGTAGCGAAGGCTGACGGTTAAAGAGCACGACATCACCATCAATCAGATGACGATGCACAATATCTCCGGGCTTTAGATCAACCGTTTCCGGGTTAATGAACTTCAAGTTAATTGGCCGGTTATCGTGCTTGATGTACACCGACTTGGCGCCAGGGTACCGCGAAGGACCGTTACGAACATACGTCATCAGACGATCGCGGTTGTATGCCGTCACGATCTCAGGAAACGTCAAGTTCCGTGCAATTTCCTCAGGTACACCTAGCTCATCTACATCAATGTTGGCATCGGGCGTAATGACCGAACGAGCAGAGAAGTCGACGCGCTTACCCATAAGGTTACCACGAACACGACCAGTCTTGGCGCCCAGACGAGACTTCAGAGTTTTCAGGGGGCGACCAGATCGCTGCTGTGCAGGAGGTAGACCCTTGATATCATTATCAACGTAAGACGCTACGTCAAACTGTAGAAGATCGGTATACTTATCAATCATCTCTGCTGAATCACCCTTATCGATCTTATCCTGCAGACGCTGGTTATTGCGCACAATGTTAATGAGAACGTGTGTCAGATCATCTTCCATACGCTGGTTATCATCCATGATGACTGATGGGCGTACCGTCAGCGGCGGTACAGCGAGAACCGTACAGATCATCCAGTCTGGACGACTGAACTTGGAATTGAATCCAATGAGATCTACGTGCTTGGCCGTAATGCGCTGAAACGTACGAAGAACCATTTCTGGGTGTAGAGGAATCGGCTCGGCAGTATCATCGTACGTCTTGGCCTCCAGCTTAGCTACTGTTCCCTCCTTCTTGGAGATCTTGGCGATAGCTGGTGAGCCGCAATGAGTACATGCCGACGTTTCCTTGAGATCCGACTTCTTGTAATCTGCCGTTCGCTCGCGAATCGAGTTGAACCGGTCCATGCCCTTGAGTTTGCCGAATGCTTCGAGCTCCTCATCTGGTAGATAAGGATTCGAGCAGTTCAGACATACTACCTGCAGAACCTTCATGATCGGATCAATGAACTGGTAGAGGTAGACTGGACGAGCCAGTGTAATGTGCCCGAAATGACCGGGACACAGGATATTATTCTGCTTACAGGTCGGGCAAATCTTGCCATTTTCAATCACACCGAAACGCGAGTCAAACACGCCTCCGGGTACTGGCTGACTTGCCTGATATGTCTTGTCGGTAATCACCTGGACTACACTGCGCTTGGCGATTTCATCGGGGTTTGCAATTCCAAACTGGACACCGATGATAACGTCCCCCATTCTTGTAGTAAGTAGAGTATTGTCTTTAGACTGTTCCATTTTTCAGATAAAATATCCAGACAAGGCAAATGGCCGATAAGTTTCATCCGTTCGGTCAGAAAATTGCCATCAAGGCACCTCCTCCTGCTAAAATACAGGTTTCAGCTGCTCTTGTTAAAGCTAAAGAGACACCTGCTCCCGAACCAGTACCTGCTCCAGCCCCAGCCCCAGCTCCCGAACCGGCACCTGCGCCAGCACCTGAACCAGCACCGGCCCCAGCACCTGCACCCGAACTAACACCTGAACCCAAATTCACTTGCCCGACATGTGGAACCAAGTTACATGTCTGCCCAGTATGCAGTCACTAAAACTTGGAAACTTTTAGGGTAAGTTTCCAGAAATCGTCATCGTGTAAGATCTCGCGAACTAACGGTTTCGGAAAATCAAGTTCAAGTAAGTCCGTCCATCCCTCAAAATCCGGTCCTAGACGCTGAGCGAACTTCTTGCGGTCTTTGATTTTGATTCGTTTCAAGTCCTGGAAAATACGATAGCAAAAATCTTTTACGAGGGAAGGATCATCACTTTCCTCGCGCAAGATTCGAATAGCTGAATACCAGTCTTCCATTACAATTTCGGTTGAAAGAATAATGGCAGGGAAAACTCGGCGTTTACGTTTGAAATCTATTAAGCCTTCGCACAAGGCTGAAAAGAAGTTGGATGCAACCTTTATCTACCCTGACGGCCACCAGAAAGTTGTACCATTTGGTGCCAAAGGTATGTCTGATTACACCAAGCACCGAGATAAGACACGTAAGTTACGATACCTGAAACGTCATTCGGGAATGGGTGAGAGTTGGCAGAAACCCGATACGCCTGGTGCTCTTGCCAAATGGGTTCTGTGGAATAAACCGACTCTGCGTGCCTCAATTGCCGATTACAAGAAACGATTTAAGCTCTAAAAAATGGAAATATTTAGTGTATATTAGGGTGTTTCTCATAACTATGGGGGCTATTTACCGGATACTAAACACAATTACCGGTAAAATGTATATTGGTAAAACTCTAGAAAAGTGTCCATATACTCGTTGGAAAGAACATCAACGGAATATATCGAATAACATAGGATGTCCAGCATTACGGGATGCTGTAAATAAACACGGTATTAATAACTTCAGGTTTGAAGTATTAATAATATGCTTCGATGAGGACGCGTCTTATTACGAAAGGGAATATATCAAGAAGTTTAATACGATAACTCCGAATGGCTATAATATAACAAAGGGAGGAGAAGGAGGTGGCTTTATTGGTAAGAAACATTCGGACGAAACAAAAGAATTAATAAGAATTCGCATAAGTCAATATTTTAAAGACCCAGAAAACAGGAAAGCTAATTCAAACAGAGTTAAATCTTTCTACAAAAAAGAAGGTACAAAAGAATTAGCAAGACAAAGAACTATAAACTCTGATAAATGGAAAAAAGCAAAGGAAGAAGGCCGGGTTGGATCAGGTAAGAGACCACCTACGGAAGAAACAAAGGCAAAAATAAGTGCCGGATTGCGTATGTATAATGAACGGCGTAGACTATTGAATAAACAAGTTTAAACAATTACTAACTAGTACAATCGCGAGATTCGGATAATGGGATTCCAGGGGCCTTAAGAGCCCCCGTTTTTAGACAGAGCCGGTTCGATTCCGGCATCTCGCAACCACACCTATAGTTCAGCGGTAGAATGCGACACTTCCAATGTTGTGACCCGGGTTCGACTCCCGGTGGGTGTATTTTGAGCCCCCAGACTGGGATTCAAGATACGTCTTGGCATTATAATTGAAAAGATGAATGTAAGCAAAAATCACACTTCCTATGACAAGAGAATACCAAAGTTCCATTGTCATAAAAAACGAAATCAAATAATAAAATTAAACACATTTCAAACCAAGAATGGATGAACCAAAAACTCGTCGTGAATCAAAGAAGACTAAGAAGGAGAAGAAGGGTGAACCGTTCGGCAAGAAACATGTTCGAGCTGTTGAAGCTCTAACGTCAAAATCAAAGTAAACTCTTTACCACTACACGATGCGTCCTCAGTTTATCCCGATTTTTAGTTCTGAATCCTTGCTTGGTCCGACGGCACGTGACTCCGCGGTAAGACGCTTTATCACATCCGCTCGCGTGAAAGTTTACTCGGGCCACGAACCCACGGTACGTTGGGAGGTCTGATTTAGCAGTTCGGGAAAGAGCAGATAATAACCCATACATCCACTTCTGATACTGTTTCTTACTGTCCAGCCCTACTGGACGATGAGATACTAGGTATGATTTGAACGTTTTTCTCAGCGATTCGAACGGGTACACATCGGCCAAATTCTCAATGAACTCGCGCTGTCGAGCCATATCTTCTGGCGCCGGATCTTCGGGGTAATTGGCTGCCACGGTGAATAAGAAATCGCGTCCAGGAACTTGGGTAGGTTTCATAGCAAGATACCTTGCTTTCACTTCCTCGAACGACGGGTTAGGTCCTGGATTTTGGACTTCGGGATTGTCTGCACACTGCGACCTCAACTTATGGTTCACCATGTTGTGAATCTCGTACAGCCACTTCCCTGCGTCACCCTTCAAGGGGTGCTGTGCCACGAAATCCTTCGTGGATGCGCGGCAGAATTTGCACGGCAGGATCTCTTTCATCTCCAGCAGGATCTGTTGCGGATTCGGACTCAAGAAGGCTATTAAGTGGAATAATTGCCAGCCACTCGGACCCCAATACAATGTATTGTAGCCCATAACTACTCTTTACCGCAAAAAGAATCTACACTGAATTATAAAAATGAGCGAAATGACTGTTATGACCTTCGCTGTTGCGATTTTCCTCGGCTCGGCGGTGAGCCAGTTTTTCACGGCGATCTCCCGTGACCTCGTTGCCCCAGTCGTCGGCGGCCTATTCCCCGGCGCCCAGGCCGGTCTAGAGAAGTGGTCAGTCCAGGTTGGCCCCGTCAAGCTCGCGCTTGGCGATGCCCTCAGCGCCACGGTCAACTTCGCGATCGCCATCGTCGTTGTCTACCTGACGCTACCGTACATCCGCACGTACTCACCCATCTCTGGCGGCCGCCGGTAAATTCTTAACCTAAAGTAAATGGCCGCTCCAGCACCACCTCAGGAACAGAAGGGAATGTTTAGCGGACTCACTGATGCAGTATCAGGCGCGTTTGATTCCGCATCAAAGGCCGTAGGTTTGAAGAAGGACGACCTGACTCCTCCTGGCGTTGCGCCAGAGACGCCAGGTTACACGGCAACTGGCGGACGTCGTCGTAAGACTCGTGGAGGAAAGCGCCGCTCAACTCGTAAGACGACCCGCCGTGTTCGTAAAGCTAAAAAGTCGCGCAAGCATTAGAATCCTTAATTACGGTCTCTAATTAGAGTACTTTTTAGCCTTCAATTCGGAAAGTTGTCCATCCTCCCTTCATCCACTTTCCGTAGGTGGTTTCAACTCGCTTCTCCATATCTGCCGGAGACAGCTTCAGATCATTATCAACCAACCACTGCTTAAACACACGTTTGAGTGTCGTCTTATCAACAGGCTGCACTTGATCGCCTTCCTGGAACGCCATGAGCTTCTCGTTCATGAACCGAGAGATACCGTCATTCTCGTCGCGGTACTCTGAAGTATATTGCAGAACAGCCTGAGGCGCAGGTAGTTTGCGCAGACCCTTGCCGTCTTTCAATACCCAAACCAGATAGTTCAGGAACGGTGTTGCCCACTCCTTGGACTGTACCGCAAACTGAATACTCTCGTCCATCGGGAACTCGTTGTTTGCTACCGGATTCGGCACGAACTTCGACAGGAAGTTAATGACCACCAGTCGTCGCCAAGTACCGCCGTCTGTCGTATTGATTTTTGGCTTATCGTTACACGCCAAGTGAAACTTCGCCTGAACTTCGAATTCCGTACCGGACTTGAATAGGTCGCGAGCGTACATTTTTTCGCCCGACGTAATTTCTTTCATCAAACCCGTATTCAGGGCAATAGACTCGTCAGGCTCCTGCATCGTTACGAAGCGCCTGCCCTTCAGCCGAATGACTTCCGGTGCTGCATTGCCCGATCCCTTGCGCTTCTGAGTGAACAGCGAGATCGGGACAGTGCACGCATAATCGCCCAGAGCCGTAGACGTCAAGTTCATGATCATCGACTTGCCGTTCGAGCCAGATCCTGTCAGGATATGGAACTTCTGGGCAGTATTGCCACCCACAATGTTGGTAGCTAGATGCTTCAGGAAGTATTCGCGCACAACTTTGTCTGGAAGTACCTGTTTTATGAACGTTTCTACCGCTGGCCACGTTTCGTAATCGTAATAATTACGAGCCGGATCGTAATCAATACCAGTAGAGAACGATATGTAATCTTCGGGCTTACCGTCGCGGAACTCGAAGTTCGTCAGATCCAGAACGCCGTTATTGAAAGCAATCAGATCCTTATTGGAATCCAGCTTCTTCGTGAACTCCTCGTCGAAGAACAGCTCGCGACACTCGCGCATCACATTGTCCTTGAACCGAGTCGTCTTAAGCTTGAGATACATCGTGTTGAGACCTGAACGTTGCTTCTCCACCTGACAGTACTCGCAGAACCCACAATCCATCTTGCCCTCGGAAGAACACTCAGCAAGTCCACGATCCTTCATCTCCTTCATTTTTTCGTCCATCTTGTCGAAGAAGACCTTGGCAATCTGCTTGGAAAGCTTGAGCTGAAGATCTACGCCACGATCAGTCTCGCGCCAAACATGTCCGACCCAACGGAACCAGACATTCTTGCCGAAGTCACAGCACTTGTACAGATCACGAAACTTGGCATGAATGACGCAAGCCATATCGTGCTCAGTCTGTGAGCATGCTGCCAGTACGAGCCGGTCTACGTTCTGAGACTCAATTTCGTCGTAGCCTTCACGGTTATCCTCGCGAGACCACGTACGCAGACTTCCATCGCCCAGACGATCGCCGTCATTACGATACGTCAGAGAATTCCACTTGTTGATACAGTCTGCCTCGTTGTACTTCTTATCATCTTGCGAACTGAAGTCCAGGAAAACGTCTAGCAGATCTGGGTGGATGTTATGGAGGCAGATACCTACCTTGACCCACGAATCGTACGTATCAGCCCTCTCAAAGTTCAAATTCATCACATGATTCTTGAGATACTGCTTGCGATCAGCATCGAGTGGTGGAATCACAATACGACCGTCGGGAGACGAACCACGAGACCCCGGCTTGTCACCACGTTGAGTCGATCGTCCAGTGCGCAATGCCGCGCTTCCGCCAGAAATCCGAACTTCCTGCTGAGTTTTCAGGCCAGCATAGATCTTCTTACCTTCCTCGGTCAGCGGAGTCTCATCCTTCTCGTCGCGACAAAGCGACAAAGTCTTCATGAGAGTCATATCCACCGGAGGAAGATCGGTTACGATCTTGACTTCTCCATTTGAGTAGTCAACTGTATAGGATACCAGATACGGCAGAGAGTTTGGATCATTCTTGCGAGATCCGTAAAGAGTCCAAGGACACGACCGGTTCACGACGCTCTCATCATAGACCTTCTCCCAACTCTCCGTAAGAGGAAGTCCGGGAAAGTGGTCGTCCATAGTTTTCACAAGTGTACGACGTACACGCTGCTCTACGAACTTATGAGTACAGATATCTGGCACCACAATATGGATACCGGACTTCCTGACGTTCTTCTTCGAATCTAGAGTCGGCCGGCGCTTCTCCATGATGTACAGCTTCACCGTTTCCGGTAGCTGAAGGTACTGCTTGATCTCACCCATATAGGCCTTCACGAAAGAGCAAACTTGCTCGCGAGTATGTAGATGCTTACCGACTTCCTTGCTATAAATGAAGTCAAAGTCAATGCGCAGAGGACCAATCTCAGTGGACTTCTCCACTAGATACTGCTTCTCCTGATCGATGATGCTTTCCACGTAAAGTTCGTAAAATTTCGGAATATCATCCTCGCCAATAAAGTACTTTCCGCCTGCTAGAGATGTATGAGTCCAACTTCCGTCAGACTGATGGTTCTCTAGAAACTCGCGCAAAGATCCCTTGCCTGCCATTCCGTATGTTGACCTCAGACAACTTTTTGGCGGACGATCCGTTTTAAACGCACCTCAATAAATTCAGTAAATGAAGACCATTAATGTTCTTTATGACCTTTATGACGGGAAGACTGAACGGGATATAGGATATTTCTATATTCCTACCGATTGGAACACAAATTCTTATAATGTTTTGTGTAAGCCATCGCATATTACTTGCGAATGTCGGTTCAAGTATTCTCGAATCTTTACCGGCCAAAGTGAAACTTGGGCTGATACGCACGATTACCTATTCAATTTATTCACGGAACTTATGTTCAAAAAAATCGTGAAAGAGTTTAAGCTTGAAAATGAATTTATAGACGCACAATAAGTATAGGTAAAGATGGATAAGTTTTGTCCCGTTTGCAAGAGTCTGTTGAATGATTTCGATGAGCGAGTCGTCGATGGTACCAAGACTGCTGTCCGCCTATGTTCTCGCTGTGGCTACACCAATCCGATCGATAAGAAGAATCCGCTAGTCTACGAGCACATTCTTCGCGAAGATAAGACGACTCGGTTGAGCATGAACCCGAATATCAAGCACGATCTGACTCTACCCCATTTCGATAATATCGCTTGCTCCAATGAAGATTGTCCTTCTAAGTCTGGAGAGAAGTGGAATGTTGTTGGAATGAAGATCGATGAAAAGCGTCTGATTTGGCTGTACCAGTGCTGTAACTGTGATCGGATGTGGAAACAACCTTCTCGCGCTACTTTATAATGGCGACTCAGAAAGACAAGTTCTGTAAGTGCGTAAAAGCCGTACGACGTACTGTTAAACTGAATAAGAAGTACGCAAAGTCAAAGGAAGGAGCGGCGATTGCAATTTGCACTCGCACCATCCTTTTTCCTCGTGGTCGTACCTTGAAGAAATTACGGTGTGGGAAGAAGGGTAAGTTAACTACTCAGAAGCGGAAGTGAGTGCCTTCCACGAAACTGGGAATAGTGGTTCAATGATCTCGCCGATCATTTCTGCGTAATTGCGGATCTCACGCTGAGCGGTAGGGTCAGTTCGGAGATTGTAGAGCCGAGCATACGCCGCCAAACTTCCCGTCTCAATAAACTCGGTCAGCATACTTTGGGGTAGCACACACCTGGCAATTTCAGGAGCTACACCCTTGGAAAGCAAATCCTCATACAGCATCACATTGACTTCTGTATGGGTCTTAATCATTTGATGAACCATCTGTGCATTATCCACTTCAGTAGGTTTGCTTCCCTGCTTCAGCTTCGGATCGCGCTCCCGGATCTGTTCTGGGCTTGGAATCCAGCACTGTGGCGTAGTATCCACATACCGGCGCGATACCTCGTTACGAGCAAACCCAATCTGGTGACGGTACCATTCGCGAGCTACAAAAATCGGCATCTTGAATCGAAATCGGAGCTGGGGATGAAAGAAAGGTGATACGTGATTGTGTTTGGCTAGATACTTGACAAGCTTCTCGTCTGCTCCAGAAAATTCAGTAGACTCCTTAGCAAACGATACACGCGCAGCATTAACGACCGTAAGATCATTGCCAAATACATCTAGGAGTTCCATTGGTATAGTAAAGCATGTCCGATTAAAATGGAAAGTGTATAAAGAAAGATAGATCAGTCATACAATGGAAGAACTACGCTTTGAGTCCCGTGTTCTGCACCCTGAAGTTCAATCTGTCCAGCGCGACAAGGTTGCTGAAACTTTGAAGACGGAGCGCGTAACCGAAGCGTATTATACGAAGTATGAGTATACTTGCTTAGTAGCCACTCGTGCCCAGCAGATAGCAGATGGTGCGCGCCCTCTGATATCTTTGGATGGAATGTTGACATCTGATCCTCGATTTGTTTGGAATGTAGCTGAACGAGAAGTCCAGGAAGGTGTTCTGCCATTCATTATTCATCGCCGGCTTCCTTCAGGTATTTCTGAGTACTGGAGCGCTATGGAACTCAAGATCATTTGGTGATTAACCGCACATGGAATGAAGCAGTTCCGCGCTGGGTGGAAATACGAGTAGGGTAGGGCTCTGCGGCTGAACGTATAGTGAAGGGCTATCGTGCTTTACCGCTCCATTTCCCCACTGTAAATCTACACTCGTATTCGGATCAAAACGAGCTAGATCACGCTGTACCTCCTGATGCAGGCGACGAGCGTCTGCGATGGGGTACTTCTGCCACAGATCTTTCAGTAGGAATACTGATAGTACAGATAGAGCTAACGCACTGTAGAAATAGTTTTTATAGAAGAGTCCAACTACGGCCAAGAGCAACACAACCGTTGATCCTGATCGTGACGACATCATCACTTCAAGTAACGCTACTGAGAACTGACGAGCTACAATCACAACAATTAGTACGCCCATAATGGCGAGTGCCAACATTGAATCTGGCGACATCCTTATTCATTGTACAGAAAACGAATATACAGAAACTAAGGATAGGAATAACAAAGATGTTGATCCCTATTCGCTGCTGGACATGCAACAATCCATGGCTATCCAATCGCTACATTGAGT